CTAGCCAAGCAAGCGAGGGCGCTTGAGCTTGCTCAGCAGCGCCGGCCTCAGCGCGGCGGCGTCCAGATCGATGGTATTGATCAGCCCGGTGATCTCGGCGCGGGAAAGCGATAGCCGGCACGGCAAACCGGTAAGCAAAAGCGACTCGCCTGCCGCTTCATCGACTAGCAGCACGCGGATGGTCGAGGGCGAATCCATCCGCGCGCTGAACAGCAGCGGTTCGAAATATTGTTGAACCAGGGCAAATGCCTCCGGTTGCCTGAATCGCTTCATGATGACAACTCCATTTGTCAGGCGGCGGATTCTAGCAGTGGCTTTCGCATCGCTCTGGCTGGCAAGTGCCAACTGCAGCACAACGTGCGTCGACACTGTTTGAGCAAAACTTACCCTACGGATGTTGCAGGAAGTCGCGCGGGCAGCCTACGCAATGAACTGCAGCCTGACATTCGCCGATCCTGGCAACATCCGCGCTCGTTTTCCGTACCGCAGAAACGCTGAAGGCCCCGTAATCGGGGCCTTCAGGATTGCAGATGGCGGAAGCGCAGAGATTCGAAATCAACGTCTGCCGACTATAGAGGCTCGTATTTGCTGGCCTGCAGCGTTGCTTGATGGGCTGATGGGAACGAAATGGGAACATTTTGGGAACCGCCAGATAGCCGAAAGCCCCGAATTACGGGGCTTCCAGCGGTTCTCGGCGTGGGAATGAGCGTCGTTACAGATTCAGCTGTCGCTCGATGAGGCTGGTCATGTCCGCGGCGTCTTCGTTGATCCAGGTGCCGTAGTGCTTGTGGATCATCGCCGTGGACGTATGCCCCATCTGCTCGGCGATCCAATCGAGCGGCACCACGCCGCTGGTGAGCATCTGGCTGGCGAACGTGTGCCGGCAGTTGTTCGGCCCGCGGTGGCGCACACCCGCCGCGCGCAGGTGAGCGTTCCACCAGCCGTTGCGCATGTTGTCTGCCGTTGAATAGGCCTGATCGGTGTGCGAGTTGTGGAAAACGAAGCGCACGCTCTGATTGCGGATCGTCCGGTTGTCTCGGTCCGTCACCTCGATCTCCACCGCCGGCAGATCCTTCGTCCGCTCCGCCTGCTCCTGCAGCGCCTCGAGGGCCGGCTTCAGCAGCTTCAGCTTTCGCGTCGAACGCTTGGTCTTCGTCACCTTGTAGGCGCTGCGCACGCGGGCGCGGCGGAAGATCACCTCGCCCCGCTCCAGGTCGACATCCTCCCAGGCCAGCGCGATCGCCTCGCTCACCCGCGGCCCGGTCCAGATCATGAACTTGATCAAAGCCAGCTCCTGCTCGCGGCCAGGCGATGGCGTGCCGAGGATCGCATCGATCTCCTTGCGCTCAAACGGGTCCGGGTCTTCATCGTCCGGCATCCGGATCACGATGCCCTCTGTCGGGTCGAACGCCACCTGGTTCGTGGTGCGGTACAGCTGATAGATCTGCCGCACGATTGCCACGATCTCGCGCACCGTCTTGTTGTGCAGCTTGGGCATCAGCTTCTTCTGCACCCACCGCTGCATCTCCACGAACGTGATGTCCTCGGCCTGTCGATCGGCCCATTGCCGCCGGATGTGGCAACGGATCTTGCTTTCGTGGCTACTGATCGCCGAAGGCGCCAGTTCGTTGCGCTTGATATCCAGCCAGAGGTCGATCCAGTGGCCGAAGTTCGCCTCCTTCACCCGCGCTGAATCGGGAAACCAGCGCGCATAGTTAAACGTCCCGGCCTGGATCTCGTGCCGAATGATCGCCGCCTGCCGCTCCGCCCGTTCCAGGTTGCCGGGCGTTGGCTCGCCGGCGAACGGCTCCTTGCATAGCTTCCCCTCGTAGCGGAAGTACACCCTGATCGAGCGGCCCCTTACCTCAACTCCATCTGCCATATGCGTCCCCACGCGAAACCCAGCGGGCACGGTACCGGTGCCACACCCGCAGCAATAGAAAAAGGCCCGTTGCCGGGCCTCGAATTGGTTGGTGTGATTTCTAGGTTGGCCTCATGGCGTGTTGCTCGCGCGCCCTGCGGTTACCCTGGTATCCCCTTGTTCGCCGGCAACTCGCCCTTCACGCGGTGGACGATGTGGTCGATCTGGAACCAGCCACCACAGCGGCACTGGTACTGCTCGCCCATGACGTCCTCCGCGTCGTAGCTATCCAGGCCGATGATGTCCTGGCAGTGCGGGCATCGGCAGATGAGGCTGCCGTCGCTGTCGCGGGCGATGTGGTGCACGTCGTAGATGTATTCGTCAGCCATGGGCCACCTCCTTTGCCTTCGGCGTTTCCGGATGCACGAACAGCTCCACCCCATTGCGCAGCAGGTCGCGCTGGGTCTCGCGCAGCAGCGCCGGATCGAGGCCCAGTTTGCGGGCCATGGCTTCGGCGGCCTGTCGGGCGCCGATGGTGTTGCTAGCGGTACGCTTCTCGCCGCGTACGGTGGCCACGTAGGTCATGCCGGCGAAGCGGGTGTGGATTTCAACGGGCATAGCGGCGGCCTCCCTGGGCTTTCTTCGCGGAGACGTTGGCCATATAGCTGGCCCACTCGTTCTGCTTGATCTGTTGGCGGATGCGGCTACAGGACGCGTGCTTGCGGGTGGAGCGGGCCTTGCCGCAGATGTCGCAGAGGCTGGGCAGGTCCAGCCGTTGGCTGGCCATGGTCGGGCGGATGCGTGACTTAGTGGACATTGACCACCTCCTCCGCTGGCACGCGTGCCACATGTCGTGCGGTGCGCTGCAGCACCTCGATAGCCGTGCCGGCATCGTTGTACTTCTCGATCGCGCGTGCGGCTTTGCTGATCATCATTTCGCAGGCCTTGCGCACCTCGTCGGGCGTAGTGCAGCCGCACGCTCGGCAGTAGGCGGTCAACATGACCTCCGCGGCACCATCGGCTTCGTCACGCGTGAGCATGGCGCACCTCCTGGAACAGCCGTTCCCAATCCGAGCTGATGCGTCCGGCCCTGTCGCGGTTGCGGGCAACGACGCTGGGTGTCTCGGCATAGCAGGCCTTGCAGACGCTGCCGAGGCCGTCCGACTTGGCGGCTTGGCGGTAGAAAAACTCGGTGTCGGCCGGCCAGGTGTCGCCGCATTTGCGGCAGAGCTTCTCTGGGACGTCGGCTATGGTCATCAGGTGCGGGTGGCAAGCTGGGTTATGCTGTGCCCCGCCTCCCTGGGTGTGATGTGCTTGCATGGTGCTTCTCCTTGGGTTGGTCAGGCCCTGGTGAGTTGCCGCTCACCGGGGCCTTCTTGTTTTCAGCGTGCGATCAGCAGGAACAGGTCCGGCAGGTGGTTGGCCGCGGTCAGCAGGCCGGCCAGGCCGGTACCGATCCAGCCGGTCATGGCCAGTCGGGCGCGCAGGCTGAGGCCTGGCTCGTCATCGTCGTAGTGGTTCATCGCCGCCACCCTCACGCCTGGGTCACAACGGGCGGAACGCCCTGGTTGAGCATGTTGCGCACGCTGGCGGCCAGCTCGGTTGGGGCCAGGGCCTTCTCGTTCTTCGCCGGCTGCGGCAGCAGCTTGGCTGCCTCGGGGAACAGGTCTTCGACCTGGCGGGAGGTGCGGCAGGCCAGGAGCACGTCCATCGCCTGGGCGCGGAACGCCACCGCCGCGTCGATCACAGCAGCAAGCTCGGAGCAGATCAGCAGCGCGAGGGATTCCAGCGCCGGGTCGGTGATTCGCTCCATGTAATGCAGGCGCGGAACGCCGCCGGTAGGGCTTTTCAAGCCGATAACCCAGTGCCCTTCGTAACGCTCACACTCCAGGTAGCGGTTGACGCCTTCGAACGGAGTCGAGCACAGCACCTGCGCGACCAGCGCATTGCGAGCGTCCTCCTTGTAGTTCTTGTATACGGCCACCAGCTTCTGTTCGTACGGTTCCTTGCCTTCACGCTGCTGCATGTAGCTGGGTGTGCAACTGGCTGTTGCTGTCACGGCTCCGGCCAAGATCAGGTCCGGCCAGTGTTTCTTGGTCAGCCCCGGCAGCGCCTCGACTGCAGCGACGTGCTTGGCCCAGAACTGCTGATTGAGCGCAGCCAGGTCGGCAGCGATGCGCGGGCCGTGCTGCGCTACTGCCTGCACGGTTAGCCGGTCGGCGGCCTTTTCGCGCATGGCGTTGGTGATGCTGAAGTGCTTTTGCATGGTGCTTCTCCTTGGGTTGGGGTGTTGCTCGACCGATCAGGCGTTGCCGCGCCCGGTCGGGTCGGGGTTCTGGAACAGCCAGCACTTCACCGTGGTGCCGCGCTGGCTGAGGTGGTTGCGGCGGTTGAAGGCCGCGCGCACGGCGCTGTCCACGCCCTTGTTGTGGGTGAGGTATTTGCGCGAACGGCTGTTGGGTAGCAGGGTGCGCAGCGTGCCGATGTCGGCGATCTTCTGTTTGTGGTCGGCGGCGCGCTCGCAGAACTCGTTGAGGTTCACGGCAATCACGTCCGGCTTTTTCGAGTGGTCGACCACCGGGTCTTCGCTCAGGCCCTGCAGGTAGTCGAAGGCCTCCCAGAACTCGGCCACCTCGGCCGGGTCGGCGTTTACGGCGGTCTGGCGGGCCAGCGCCATCGCCACCAGCTCACGCTGCGCGCCGGCGTGCTGCCGATCGGTGAGCGGGATGATCAGCCGCAGGCAGTCGACCAGGGCGAGCAGTTGCGCGTGGTTCTTGATGATTCGCTCGATGCGGATCTCTTTCAGCTCGCGCAGGGCCTGCTCGTGCACCTTCACCTGGGCGCGGAAGGTCTCCAGCACCTTGCCCTCGGCGCGGGCGGCAATCAGCAGGAAGTGGCTGACGTCCATCGCGCTCAGGTGGTTGAGGTTGTCCGCTGCGGCGCGGCTGGCGGCGGTGACCTCGGGGCGCACGAAGTGCAGTTTGACGATACGGGTGAGGATCGCCTCGCTGGCCATCACCGTGGCGTTCTGGCTGATGACGATGGTGCCGCGGAATGGCGGCTCGTAGGTCTCGTTGCCGGCCGTTTTCACGCCGGTCACGCCCAGGGTGCCGCCGTTGAACAGCGGTTTCAGCTCGTCCCAGTCGTAGGCCTTGGCGGCGCCGCGGTCGTTGTCGCTGCGGTCGGCCTCGAGCAGTACCAGCGGCATGCCGGATACCTGCCCCATCCACCGGCGCAGACCCGCCTTGGACATCTTGCTCGGGTCCTTGCCCTCTTCGTCCGGGCGGCCGAACAGCTTCCAGAGGAACATCAGCAGCGTCGACTTGCCCGCGCCCGCTTCGCCCGTCACTTCCAGGAAGGGAAAGCTCTGGTACTCGTCGCGGATCTGCTCGGCGAACAGCGAGCCAAACCAGAACGCCAGCGCGACGATGCCCTGGGTGCCGAAACAGGTCCACAGCCATTCGAGCCACTCGGCGCGGTAGCCCTCGTCGGTACGGGCGATCTCCAGGCGGATCGACTTCTGCAGCGTCTTCAAGCGCAGCTGCTTGAACTCGAAATAGTCCTCCTTGTTGGCCTGCTCGAGCACGCCACCGCGCACGGCCAGGTCGCCGAACACGTAGCAGCTGTGTTCCTTGCTGTAGCCGATGTAGTCGATGGTCTTGACGGTTTTCAGGCCGTAGAGCTGGTCGCGCATGATGCGATCGAGGTGCGCGCCGGTACCGGTGAACACCGCGCCGGCGGCCATGCCGAGCAGGCGCTTCTTGAACTCGCTGGCCGCCGCCACCTGGCCGCCTGTGAAGGTGTTGCGCACCGTCGGCTCATCATGGGGGAAGTCCACGCGGAAGTAGTACCAGGACTCGTCCGTCACCTCGTTGCGCTGGAAATACAGCGCCTGCGGGTAGCAGTTGGCGATCTCCACCACCGCGCCGCACTGGCGCAGGGCCTTGTCGCGGCGCTGGCGGTCATTCAGCTGCTGGTCTTCCTGGCGCTCGGAGTCCTCCAAGCCCTGCATGGCCTTGTTGAACTTGTCGATATCCATCTTGAACCAATACAGCCGGTTCTCGAACGCGAAGTGGAATTCATGGCGCTCGCGCCATTCGTACATCAGGGCGCCCTTCTCCGCCGCGCTTTCGGCCAGCAGCAGGCTGCCGTGGTAGCGCGCCTCGCGCAGGTCGCGCTCGATCTGCTCCTCGCGCTTGTCGTCGCCCTCGATAAAGGCCCAGCGCTGGTGGAGATCGTTCCAGTCCACCTTGCGGTCGCGCTGCGGGATCTGCGCCGCTGCGCAGGTAAAGCCCAGCTCGCGGGCCATCTTTGCCCAGCGGCGGGTATAACGATGCGCGCCCGGCTCGTTGTCCAGCGCCCAGACCAGACGCGGCAGCTTGCGCCCGGCCTCGGCGCGGGCCTTGACCAGCGCCTTGAGCGACTCGGCCGGGAAAGCGTTGCTGCTCATGGCCGACACGGCGTCGAGTTCGTGGTGCAGCAGCGAGATGGCGTCGAAGATGCCCTCGACGATCCACAGCTCATCGACCTCGAGCAGGTCCACGCTCGGCGGGCACCACCAGTAGCCTTTCATGCTCTGGCCGGGGGCGAAGCGCGCCTTCTGCTTGCCGAAGCGGTGCGGGCGGTCGATCAGCCGTTCCCAGTAGCCACCCTTCTCCAGGGTGAAGCGCACCGTGGCACTGCCCTGGGCGAGCTCGCGGCTCCAGTAGTTCTCCTGGCTGTACCAGCCGCGGATCATGCCCAGGTTGAAGCCACGGGCGAACTGCAGGTAGGCATCGGCGCTGGCAGCCGGCGCCTGCTCGGTGCTCGGTGCGCGCTTGCTCCAGTCGTCGAACAGGTCGTCGAACAGCTCTTTCACGTGCCACTGCTCGCCGCACTTGCTCTCGCGGCCGCATTTGATAAACCAGGGCTGGTCGTAGCGCGAATACAGCTCCTTCTTGCCGCAGCTCGGGCAGGTGCCGCCGCGCATGTAGTCGGTGCCGGCGCGGCGCTTGAGGCCGAAGTCACCCTCGAAACGGCGCAGCACCTCTTCGCGGATCTGGCGGTCCATGTCTTTCATGGGCGCGGCCCCCAAACGAAGGCCTGAATCTCGTCATTCACAGCTTCGAGCTGCGCCTCGGTGATCAGCGCGCTTTCCTGCAGGGCGCTGAGATAACCGGCCATGCGGATGCCCTCGTGCAGCCGCAGCTCGTAGCTGGGCGACAGAACCAGGCGCTGCAGGTGCAGCTTGAAGATGTGCCGCGCAGGATCGGCCGCCAGCGCCTCGCAGGCGGGCATCGGTTGAGTGCTCATGCCTTGGCTCCTTGGCGTGCTTTCACCAGCTCGCGCATGGTGCGGTTGAGGCCGGCGATGTGCGGGTGGTCGCGCAGGATCTTCGGGCCGCGCTCGCCTTGCGGGGTGTGGCGGTAGCGGTCGGCATACCAGCAGGCAGCCATCAGCTGCTCATACTGGCTGGTCAGCCAGCGCAGATAGGCCTCGGCCTGGGCGGGCTTCAGCTGAATTTGGATGGAAACGTCTGTACTCATGGGGCCACCGTTCGGGCGCAACTTTCCCCTACCCGCGCAAAGGCGGGCATGGGCTTGGGTCAATTCAGGGGGTGATCAGTGAGTGGCTGCTGCAGCCAGCGCCGCCGCGGGGGGCTGGAGCCGCGCCGGCAAGTGGCGCAGGGGGATTAATACCGCCTCGCCCGAAAAAAAATTCACCAGGGCAACGCGGGTTACGTCCGCCGTGCCGTAGTCGATGCCAATCACCGGGCGCTTGAGGCATTCCAGTTCGCCCATGGCGAGGTGTACCAGGCGGTCAGCCATGAATGCCGGCACCTCCAGCGAGTTGACCAGGTAGCCGACGGCACGCTCGAACAGGTGGCCATCGTCAGTCAGGTGCTCGCCCTGGTGGCGCTGCAGAAAGGTCAGCGCGGCGCGCTGCATGCTCGCCCGGTATTCCTGGGCGTCGTTTGCGGTCGAGACATTCATGCGGTTGCTACCTCCGGTTCCATTTGGTCGAGCATGTCGAGCTGATCGGTCTTCTCGCGGCTGTCGCGCAGTGCCTGCATGCGGCGCACCGAAGGCGCCACCGGCAGTACCACGCGCGGTGCGTCCAGCCCGGAGGGGCTGAGCGCGTAGTCCCACGTCAGCGACCCGGTGTAGGTCGCGCCGCAGGCCATGTTCATGCACTGCGCGTACATGGTCTTGAACGTCGGCGTTTGCGCCTCGCTGTTGCGGATGCGCATGCGCTGGCCACAGGCCGGGCATAGGCATTTGTATCCGCCGTTATTGGCTACGCTCACTTCCCCTCCCCAAACCGCCACCGCGGCTTACTTCTTAGTTCTGGCCTGGCTTACGGGCCTTGTGCAGCAGGATTACCGCGTGTACTTCCGAATGCCGCGCCGCCATGTGCTGGCGGTGTGCGTCGAGGATGGCGCGTGCCTCCCCTTCGTCAATCTCACCGTTGCTCAGCGCCTCGGCGATGATCCGGTCCACTGCCCCGCGCTTGACGGCGGTTTTCATGCAGCGTTCGAACAGCTCGATGTTGTCCAGCTCGTCCGGGTTGGCGACCGGTACGAACACACCGCCATACAACGCGGCGACGTAATCAGGGAAATGCGTGGTGCCGGACTGCTGCTCGAGCATGTGGATCTGCTCGTCCGAAAGCGGCCGGCTACCGGCGTTCTCGTACAGATGGTTGTCCAGCTTCTTGAGCGGCAGGCCCAAACGGGCTGCAGCGCATTCACGGCCGCCCGGGTAGTCGCACACCACAGCGCTCATCACTTGCCGGCGGGTGTCTAGAACGGTGCGCTTCATCTTCTGGTTTCTCGCTGGGGCGGTTGCCATTACTTTGAAATCACGGCGCCGATGTCTGTAGCGCGGCGGCCGTATTCATCGGGCAGGTCGGCGACAACGCCTTCCTTGATGCCCAGCAGCACAGCCGCGCGGTGGGATTCGCCACGGGTGCCCTTCTTCACGCCGGAGAGCACCTGATAGCAGGTGAACGGATCTAGGCCGTGCTCGCGGGCGAATTCCTGGACGGTCTTGCCCTGTTTGGCGAGCCATTCCTTCGCTTGTTTGGGGGTGCGTGTGGCTGGCATCATTCAAAACCATTCAAATGCGTTCAATGTGGCGACAGATTACCACCCAATTGAATGGTGTCAACGGGAATTTCTATCCATATGAGTGGTCTTGGCGAACGACTGCGCGAAGAAAGGAAGCGGCTGGGCCTCTCACAAGCGGATTTCGGTGCACTCGGCGGCGTGAAAGCGAACGCCCAGGGCAAGTACGAAGCCGATGAGCGGAGCCCTGATGCTGCATATCTGTCCGGCCTGTCCGCAGCAGGCGTGGACGTGCTGTACGTGCTCACTGGCCAGCGCACGCCGGTGACAGCTGACGGCCTGGCCGAGGATGAGAGCGAGGTGCTGAACCACTACCGCTCGATGCCGGATGGAGATCGGGCCGCGGTGCGCCGCTTGACCACGGCGTTGGCGGAGTCCGCTGGCCGGTACCAAACGAATAAATAGCGGCTGACTCACTCACCGCTGAGTGACACGACAAGGAGAGCACCATGGCAGCAGCAATCGACCTCGACGACCGCCCCCGCGATTTCGGCGACCGCCTCCTCGAGGAACGCAAGCGCCTCGGCCTGCAAGTGCACGAAATGGCGCACCTGGCTGGGCAGACCGACTACATGCAGAAGCGCTTCGAGAACGGCACGTCGGTGATGCCGATCGACTACCTACAGGCGCTGGCCGCGCGCAGCAAAGCCGACGTGCTCTACATCATCACCGGCACACGCAGCCACTGACATCACCCACACAAGGACGTACCCATGCGCAAGATCCTGCTCGGCCTGCTGCTGGCCAGCCCGCTCGCCCTCGCCGCTCCGCCCAAGCTGATCAGCGCCGAAGAGTTCGGCGCCGACTGGCCTTTCACCACCGAGGAAATGCACCTGCAGTGCCTACCCGGCAATGCCGTGGTGGTGACCGATCCGGAAACTGGGAGGATGTATGCCGTGAACGGTGCGGCCAGCGGTAAGGCTCGGCAGTTTGGGCTCGATCCGCTGGATCAGGTGTGGGCGGAGAGCGAGAGCATTCCTGGAACGAAAGTGAGCGTTGGGGCGGTGGTAGACGCTGGAACAAAGTTGTGTCCGTAAATCAAAAATAATAAAAGCGCCTTGCTCCATAAGCACTCCTTGGGGGAGAACAATTAAGTGTCAGTGCACGTCCTAGAAACAACATATACAATCAACTACACAACGAAAACTCCGGTTCCAATCCCTGAGATAGTTGATGCTCTTGAGGCACTTGAGCGAATAATAAAAAGAACTCCAGCATTTATCGAAAAATATTACGACGGTATACTGATTACCGAGACCCAAGTCTTCGTTGAGCAAATTCAAGCCGGGTCGCTGAAAGAAAAGCTTCTCGTAAAATATCTATTCCGCACCAAGGAAAATTACGAACAAGCTGAAAATCTGGTGGAGAAAATCTTAGAGGATAACGAGGTGATCAAATATCTCGTAGCGCTGGGCGTCGGTGCGTCATTGATGTATGCAGCCACGCTCCTTCTTCCATCAGGTAGCGCTGCACCGCCGCCGTCGATCACTGCATACAACAATCAGATCATTAATATCGGCGGTGACATGCAAATGTCATCCGGAGATATCCAAGCTGTTCTAAAAGGGATTACGGACAAGAAGAGCTTGGCTAGAGACGCAGTTAAGGTCGTCAAGCCTGCGAAGGCTGACAAGGACTCCGCAATTGAAATTGAGGGCTTGCAGGCTTTCACAATCAACAACAAACTTGTTGATCAATTCCCTGACAATTACGAACCTCCTATGCCTATGGAGAAAAGCAGTTATTATGAGAACGTTCGTGTTGTAATTGACGCAAGCGATAGGCATCGTCGCGCAACAGGCTGGGGCGGTTCAGTTCCAGCGCTGTTTGAAAAGCGGGTTAAGTTTGTGCTCGATGAGATGATTGATCCGGCTGATATACACGGGAAAACGGCGATCAACGCCAACATCCATGTGACAGAGCGGTTTAACGCCTCCAAGAAAGAGTACGAGATCAAAGAAGTGCTCATTGAGGATATTGCTACAGATGGTAGCGGTGACAGCGCCTAGGTTAGAAGGCACGCACCATCGGCCACCGATCATGTATCCAAGCAAACTCCTCCGGCGGCGAGCTGGTGACTAAATACACTCGCCGCTGCTCCCCCTCCCCCAGCACCAGGCAGTCCAGGGCGAAGCCCTGCTCCACGTCAAACCAGTGTGATGTGCGCTCGGCGTCCTTCTCCATAAAGCGCTGCACCAGGCCGTAGGCCTTGATCGGCTGATACTTGGCCCAGCCGCCCCGCTCCACCGTCTCCAGCCGCGCCCAGCCGCCCTGCGGGCCTCGGCCAGGCTCTTCGCGCCGGCGCCCCCATCTAACCCAGCCCAGCGACTCGCCGCCCTCGAGCATGACGGGGATCGCCGCTTTGGGGCTGGGGAAATAGACCTTGAAACTGCGCTCTGCGTCGCGCGCTTCGACTCCACCGCACATGGTTGCCACCTCCTGCTGCCATACGGTCATTGACCGCGGCGCGTGGCATTCGATCTACTGTATTTCTATACAGCATTACAGATTGACCACGATGAAACGCTACAAGCCCGCCGCGCATTACGAGGTGCACAAGCCTGGCCACCCTGGCCCGATCGGGCACGTGCGCCGCGGGATCCTGACGCTCCTCACCGAGACGGACGGCTACACCGGCATCATCCACAACAGTGCGCCATTACCAGGCGAGCGCCGCCCCTTCGGCGACCTGCCCTACATCACCCGACGCTACGGGCCGCCGCTCGGGTGGCTGGAAGGGATGGAGATCGTCCTGGCCGATGGCGAGCGCTGGCGCCTGGAGCACATCCCACGCGTGCCCGAGGTGCCGGCCTGCCCGGATACCTACGGCGCCCTTCTGCTGTGCTGCGAGGTGCTCACCGAACAAGGCCAGCCGCGTGCTTCCCGGGTTGCCGCGTGCCTTCGCGCTGCACCGTATGACCCCTGCCCGGAATGTGAGGGGCGCTTCGCCGAGGTCGAGGATTGCCCGTGCTGCGACGGCTACGGCTTCGTTCCGGAAGTCTGACGGCCTGTGCGAAATGTTGACGCGTTGGCATAATGCCATTCCTCATATACTGTACGGGTATACAGTAGTCAGCGTATGGAGTTCGCGCATGTTGTCGAGTCAGAAGGAAGCCCGCCCGGTCGCCCAGGAGCTACCGCAGTTGGTCGAGCCGGTGAGTGAAACCGAGCGGGCGCTGCTGCGCTGGTACCGGCAATGCACGCCGACGGACAGGGCGCATGTGATTCGCTTCGTCTCGGTGCTGGCCGAAACCCAGAAACACTGAAGGCGCCGAAAGGCGCCTTTTTCATGCCCGTGCTACATGCACATCGGCGCCTCGCCCTGCTCGCCCCCTTCTTCGTCGATCAGTTCCCAGGCGGAGAATGATTGCCGATACGGCCACAACGTTCTCCCCGTTTCCGTCTCTGTTGCCGGCGCAGGCTTGTCAGGGTTCCCATGCTCGCTGGGATGCTGGGTGGTCAAATGTCCGTCTCCAGTTCCAGGGTGGTGGTGAACCCCGATGCGCTGAAGCTGTGACGCACGTTGCCACCCAACCAGCGAATTGCGCTGATTTCAGGCTTTATGCCTTGCAGCGTGTAGGTCAGCTCGGGAATGAGGTCCGGCCGACCTCGAGCAAGCGTGTAGCTGAGCGTTGCGTTGCCCCGCTGCAGGCGGTTCCACTCCGCCGCGGCGGCGGCTTTGGCACCCGCCTCGTCGAGGTGGATGTGGCGCATGTCCTTGAGATTACCCTCGGCGCCGACGATAACCTCCTTTTTCGCGGCGCTGCTGGTGTCCTGCCAATAGGCACGGGCGCCGGTGTGGCTATGACGGTCGGCCTGCAAGAAGCGATGGCTGTCACCGTCCGCCCGGTTCAGAGTGACGTGCGGCAGCGCCGTGCCTTTGGCCGTGGTGCCCTGGCCGATGGGTGTGAAGAACAGCTTGCCGTCCTTCACCTGGGCAATGGCATCGTGCTGCGCTGCCAGACGCGACAACAGATGCATATCTGATTCGTTGGCCTGGTCGATGTGCGGCACCGGTATCCCAGCCAGCTTCTCGCCAATAACGTTGCCCAGCCCGTGCTCGCCTGCAATGGCCTGGACAACCGCACCGATGGTGGTTTGGTGCCAGCTCCGCTCACGCTTGGCCTTGATTTGCTCGCGCAAATCAGCGCTGTGCGCACGAATGGTGAGCGTGTCGGGCGCGCCGGAATGCTCGGTTTCGTCCACCGCGTAGGTGCCCTTGTAAACCAGTCCCGTATCGCTCCAGCCCAGCCATAGCCGGATCTCGGCGCGATGCGGCGGGATGGCCAGACGCCCATCATGGTCGCTGAGCTGTATTTCCAAGGCATCGGTATCCAGCCCGCGGTTGTCGGTGAGGCTGATGCTGACCAGCCGCTTCATCACCTGCGCGGTGATGTCCTGGCCAGCGACAGTGACGCGGCAGTGCGGGTGCGGGTAGCGCGGGTTCATCCTGCTGCCCCCAGCGGATCGACACGGTCATCATCCACGCGCTTCAAGGCCAGGGTGAACTCGATGCGACGGGCCGCGCCGTCCCGAAAGAACAGGGTGCGGCCCTCGCTCAGGCTCTCGATCACGAACTGGCCGTAGACCTTCCCGGTACCCTCTACCAGCGCATAGGCCTTGCCGGTGTCGGCCATTTCGCGCAACTCGTCGAGGCTAGCCTGGTCGCCGGCCAGCTCGGCCAGCAGCACGCCAGGCAGGGTGATCGCATCATCCCCCGGCCCAACGAACTGCCGGGCTGGGCGTGCGCCGATGCGGCTGGTAGAGGGGTGGCGCCAGTCGGTCTGGCGCTGCAGCTCTTGGTAAGCGAGCGTGTCGAGGCCAAACACGAACATGCCGAGGGCCATCATCATGGGTAATTACTCCAGGTCGTGGAACGAGCCGCGCTGGCGGGCTTGGTTCTGCCGCTCGCGGCGATCGAGCTCGGCGGCCACGGCTTGGGCGATCGCGTTGGCGTCCTGCCCGGGTGCGGCGTTGATTGTGATAGTGATAGTTGTAGTGGACCCGCTCGCAGTCCCACTGGCGCTGGCAGCAGGCGCACTGAGCGGTGGGCGGTTATCGATGCTGAGCGGTTGATCAGCAAAGGCTGCACCGCCTGTTACGCCCAGCGCCACCGCGCCCGCCTGGGTGAGACGTTTGGCGATGCCGGCCATCTCTTTGAGTATCCCGGCTTCGCCACCTCCCAGGCCCTGCGCCAGCCCCTCCATGGTAAAGCCGCCCAGCTCAGCGAAGACGCGCGACGGCGAGTGGATGCCGAGCTTCTCCTTGAACCAGCCGATGCTGCTGTCCGCTGCGCCGACTACAGCGCCCTTGACCGCGCCGGCCGCATTTTTGATGCCGTTGACCAGGCCCTGCATGAGCATCCCGCCGAACTCCGTGAAGCGTGCCGGCAGATCAACCCCCAGATAGCTGAGCACGCCTGCAAAGGCGCGGTAGAACAGGCCCACCGGGCTGAAGTTGACGATAGTGGCCGCAATGCCGCCCAGCCCGCTGGAGAAGCCTGCTTTGATCTCTGACCAGAGCCCCCGAAAGTAAGGGCCAACACGGTCCCAGTTGCGGTAGATGAGGTACGCACCACCGGCGATCGCGCTGATCGCCAAGCCGATGGGGTTCATCATCAGCGCTCGTCCAATGAACAGGATGCCCTTGCCCACCAGGGGCAGCGCCGTCTTGCCCAGGTTGATCAGGGTGCTGGCAAGCCCGGCGCCGCGAATGCCGAAGAGCGTCATGCCATAGCGGACCATGGCGAACGGGCCGAGGATGCTGGCGATCGCCAGGGTGAGCCCGCCCATGCCGGCCATGAGGATGCCGACGCCGGCCGCCGTTTTTACGATGTTTGCGGCGAGCTTGGGGTTCTCGGCGATCCAGCCCTTCACGCCGCCGATGATGCCGGTGAGCGTTTGGGTGATTTCGCGCATGGGGCCGTTCTGCTGCTCTTGGAGCTGGATGCCGAGGTCCTCCCAGGCGCTGCCCATGGCGGAGAGGTCGCCGCGCAGGTTGTCGGCCATGGTCTTGGCCGTAGCGCTGGCCTCGCCCTCGGTGGCCTTGAGCGTGCTGACGAACTCCTGCAGCGCGCCGGTACCGGCCTGCTTAACAAGCACCTGCATGCCTGCAACCGCTTCTTCGCCGGCGATGTGCTTGAGCAGGCCCGCCCGCTCGGCATCGCCCATGTTCTTGGTTTTCTCGTAGATCTCCTGCAGCACGGTGGGCATATCGCGCAGGTTGCCCTGGGCATCGACTGCCGACACACCGAGCTTGTCCAGCGCCTTGGCCGCAGCCTTGGGCGGTGCGCTCAGGCGGTTGAGGATGGCGCGCAGCGCGGTACCGCCCATGCTGCCCTGTATACCGGCGTCGCCCAGCTTGCCGGCCATGGCGGCAACGGTCTCGATGTCCTGACCTACGCTGGCAGCGACCGGCGCGGCGTACTTCATCGTTTCGCCGAGCATCTGCAGGTTGGTGTTGGAGCGGGTGAAGGTGCCGACCAGGACGTCACCCAGGCGCCCGGTTTCGCTCGCCTGCAGGTTGAAGCCAGTAAGGATGTTGGAGGCGATGTCCGCCGTCTCGGCCAGGCCGCTGTCGCCCGCTTTGGCGAGATCGAGCATGCCGGGCATGGCCGCCTGAATGGATTCGGCCTTGAAGCCGGCCATGGCGAGGAAGCCCTGGGCGTCAGCCGCCTGCCCTGCGGTGAACTGGGTGCTGGCGCCGAGCTGGCGGGCCTGCTCGCGCAGGGCGGCCATCTCTTGCGAGGCGCCGTCCAGGCGGGTGAGTGCCTGGACCTTGCTCATGGATGCGTCGAAGTCCAGCCCGGGCGCCATTAGCTGCGCCCCGGCATAGAGCATGCCGCTGCCGGTCGCCAGCCCACCGGCACCGCTGGCGGCCATGCTGCCGGCGAGCTGCTGGGTGCGGTCGTAGTCGGCCTTGGCCTGGCCGAGGCGCTTCTGCTGGGCGGTGAGCTGCTTGAGGCGCTGTTCCTGCTGGCCGAGCGTCTGGTTGGTGCGCTCGACACGCTGGCGCAGCTCGCGCTCATGGTCGGAGAGGTTGCGGGTGCTGATGCCCGCCTCGCCCAGCTTGCCACGCAGGCCCTGCAGCTCGCGCTGCTGCTCGTTGTGTTTCTGCTTGAGGGCGTGGCCCTGGCGGACCGCGCTCTGGAATTCACGCGTCAGCGCCTTGGTTGGCGTGGCGGTGGCGGCCAGCTCGCGGGACAGCGCCTTGATGCGATCGCGGTTGGCCTGCAGGGCGCCGCCGGTTTGGTCGGCAGCGCCCTTGAGGTTGCGGAATGAACTGACGTCCTTCTGCAGGGCCTGCAGGCCCTTGAGTTCGCCGCGGGTGTCCTTGAGCGCACGGCCCAGGCTGGTCGCGCCGCTGGCAATGGTGCGCAACGGGCGGGTGGCGTTGTCCAGGGCCTGGAGGTTAACGCGTAGGTTTAGATCCCGCGCCATGCGTGCGCTCCCATCGTTCGATGGCGCGCTCGCGCCAGTCAATCAGTTCATGCAGGGGCATGGCGTTCATCTGCTCCGGCCCCCAGTGGAACACCAGGGCGATGTCGGCCATGACGTCATCTACGCTTCGAGGGAGCCGGCCGTCTTCTGCAAAAAACCGGCAATGGTATCCGCGCAGCTCAGCAGATCTGCCACGTCCAGGGCGGCGACTTCCTGCTCGGTGAGGGTCGGCTGGCTGATGCGCGGCACCAGGCGAATGGTGGCGTTGACGTCGCCGTTGATCAGGTCACCCAGCTTGAGGCCGCGCAGCTCGCCGGCAGCCGGCTTGCGCAGGGTGATCTCGGTGATGGTGTTCTTCTCGCCGCGCTGGATTGGCTGCTCGAGGACGATGGGATCGCTGGTCTTGCTCATGGGTGTGCTCCTTGGGGTTGCCGCAGCGCTTGGCGGCTGCGGCGGGTTGCGGAAGGGTGGACGCTGGCTGTGCACGGCTTACAGGCCGATCGCGGCGCGTTGCTCAGCGAGGCGATCTTCACCGTTGACGATGAATACGAAGTTCAACAGGTCGATCTCGATCTCGACGTTGCCGTCGATGATCAGCTTGTAATAGGTGCAGGTCGTGGTGATGGAGTGCTCGGTGTCTTCACCCGGCTCCGCATCGCCGAAGTCGATCTCTTCGTGACGGCCCCTCACAACCATCTCCACGGCGCTGACTTCGCCGGTGTCGTCACGCTGTACGGCGCCGGCCCAGCGCAGCAACACGCCGCTGGCGTTGGTGATGCCGTATTGGCGCACCGCAGTCAGGTCCCAGCCACCGAGGGTCCATTCGATCTGGATGCCGTCGTCGCCCATACCGAGGTCCACTTTGACCTGGCCATCCATGCCGGCGCCGCGAAACCCTTCGAGCTTGCGCGTGAGCGTGGGCAGCGTGACGGACTTGGAAACGCCCATGTAGCTGTTGCCATCATTGAACAGGTTGGCGTTCTTGAGTTTTTTGGGTAGGGCCATGGTGGCGCTCTCCTACGGCGCGGCCATGGCCGCGCGGTGAATGGGTTAGCCGTTGATGCGGGCGGCGAAGTCGACCAGGTAGCGATCGGTGATGCGCTGGCGCAGCAGCAGGTTTTCCAGCGGCGGGACGGGCGTGTAGTCGTAATCGAGGTAGAGCTTGCCGTCCTTCAGCGTCTCTTTGCTGTTGACGGTGTCGTCGTACCAGGCCTCGCCGTCGATGATGTAGCCCAGCGCTTTGAGCTCGCGGAACTTGCTGTTGATGCCCTCGATGATGTCGCGCACCAGGCTCGGGTGCATGGGCTTGTCCACGGCCCACATGTGCGCCTCAGCCATGGTGTCGGCGAGCACCTGGGCGGTGCGGGTGTAGTTCTCGAAGGCAAACAGTGGGTCATCACTGCAGGTGCGCGAGCCCCAGAAGCGGAAGCCTTCACGGCGCACCAGGGTGGTGACGTCCGCCGCGTTGAGCAGGCCTGCGTCTGTGGCCGGGTTCTGCAAGTCCCAGTAGATATCCTTGGAAAGGCCAGACACGCCATTGACGGCGACGTTGGACAGGGTCTTGTGCCAACCGACCTGCTCGTCGAGCTTGGCACGCAGGCCCAGGGCGCGGGCAATAGCGGAGGCCGGCGCTTCGGCATTGCTGGTGACATCCCAGTTCACGAAGTCCGGCCAGATGAGCATCAGCTCACGCGCGCCGAAGCCGTCCCGGTAGGCGATGGCTTCGCTGACGGTCTCGCAGTTGTACGCGTTGGCATAGGCGAACGCGCGCAGGCTTTGCGCAATGCTGACCAGTTCAGTGGTGACGGCGAGCGAGTCATGCCCCGGCACACCGAGGATGCGCGGCTTGACGCCGAGCTGAGCCTCGGCCGCCAGCAGGGCCTTCATGCCGGTGTATTGGCCGCTGGCGGTGACGCCGCCGATGATGTTGGAGGTGGTTGCGGCCTCATCAGCGCCCTCTTCCACGCGCACCACTACGGTGACGGGTGACGCCTGGTCGGCGATGGCATCGAGGCTGCGCGCCAGGGTGCCCTGTTCGCCAGCTTTGCCGGAGGCGGTTAGCACATCGGTGAGCAGCACGGGTCTGTTCAGCGGGAAGGTGGCCGCGTCTGCATCGGCGGCAGTGCACACCATGCCCACCACGGCCGTGGCAACGGTGCGGATGGGGCGCGTGCCCTCGTTGATTTCGACGACGCGCACGCCGTGATAGTAGTCGGTGGCCATGGAAGCTCCTGCAGGGCTGTGCCAGATCAGTGAGGCTTGATCGTGACGCGCGCGCGCAAGAGCCGGTAGCGGCCAGCCCTGTAAGGCGCGCCGCTACAGCAGAGCAGAGGAAAACTCCCGCGTGTACTGAAGGAGCGAGGGGTTTGACCGTCAGCCGTTCTGACTGAGCCTGGTCTGCACGATAGTTTCGATTTTGGACTCGGCTCTTATGTAACCGTAATACGTGCCACCGATTGAGCACGCCAAACCGATGGCTACGGTTACCAGGATGTTCAGCACCCGTGCGGGCACCCTCGGCCACCGTTGCTCTGGGGGTGCGGCATGCACCAATTCACTGCGCAGGATGTGTATCGATTCCGGCGCATCTATCGCAATACGGGCGCGCGTTGCATCTACTGAGAGTATCGAGATCCAGATCCCGTCGCGCTCAAGTCTCTCGAGAGACGCGCCGGGCTTTAGGGTGAGCTGAACAGCTTCCGAAGCACGTCTTGTTAATACCAAATTGCCCATGGTTGCATTCCTTTGCAGTGGCGAGCCCCTATGGCACGCGCTGAGCATTCTATCCACAGCGGGCGTTGGTGGCCGCTAACCGGTTGGCATTGGCGGCGCGGCCACTTGTCACGGCCACCAGCTGTCTGCGGTGAAGTCATCGGGGATCGGGTTCATGTCCTTGAGGCGGCGAGCGGCGAAGATGTGCGCCTGCTTGTGGGTCGCGGCTGCGTTGCCGAAGTCGATCACCGTCTGCGCATCCATGGGTACCAAGCTATTGTCACTGGCGATCCATGCGAAATCCTGCTGGGCGTTCGCCCAGCGCAGGTCTTCCGGTTGCGCCCCGTTGAGCTGCGCCATGAATGCGAGCAGCGCTTTGCCACTGATGTTTTCCCGGTCAGTGGCCCTCGATTGAAAGAGAACCCCGCTGAAAGTGAAGCCTGAATCGATACGCCGGTCGCGTTCGGCATCGACCAGCGCGGCAATACGCACGCGGGCGCGGCGCTGGGCCTCGGTCGCGTCAAGGTGCACCTTGCCGTCCTGATACACCGCATGGGCACGCTCGGCCTCATGGACGTGGTCAGCCGGTACCAAGCGGCGGCCCGGCTCATCACCGGGGCGTTGCGGGGCGGTCAGCCAACCGACGATGTCATCGCCGGCAATGAGAGCGAACTGAGGCATGTGTCATAGCTCCATGGGTATGTATTTGACGGTTCGAGTCACATTCGACGTGTAACCTGAGGCGCTCATCAACTCGAAGCCCGCGCACATACGAACCGCGCATGCCGGCCAGTAGCTGTTAGAGGACGACATGGTGTGCACTGAGAGCGTTTCGCTGATGATGCCATCCTGAAAATGCCTGAAATAGCGCGCCTGGCGATTTCCCATAGTAGCGCTGAAGCCGGTGTTCACTTCGATCACCAGGCAGCGCTTCGTCGTAATCTGCGCGAATTGATCTGCTCGGAAGGAGGCGCTGTAGGTGCTGGCGATTGATGACAGGAAAGCCCTGGCAACTGCCGAGTCGCGCAGGGCTTTCTCGGCGACGGCGGAATCGAACAGAACGGGCCTGATACTGTAATCGCCGAAGAGCTTCGCCAGAATGTCGGCATCGCCTGCCATGGCGGTCATCCAGGCAGCACTTCCGGTTACCGCGTTCATGACCGTTGGGGTCAATAGCGCCATATACAGCGCTTGTGGCGAGTTGCGTACAGCCGAGCCCAGCGAGGCGTTGCGCGCCACTGCTGCGGCACCCCCGGCGCTGGTCAATACCAAGTGCAGCGCAACGCGGTTTGCCAGCAACTGCTCCAGGGCCTGTGCCCCTTCATCCGTGCCCAGATAGTTCGTGAGCGTTGCATCTGGCGTGTATGGGTCAAACAACAAGTGCAACAGCGGCGCATAGTCGCCAGCGAGGATGGTGCGCGCCTGGGCCGTGGCGACGGTCGCCTCGAGGCCGCCAAACTCGGCCTTGGTCGTATACCGCTGGTCTGTGATGCTGAAGTCGGTCAGCGCGGCCATCCAACCATCCAGCACGTCGATCTGCTGGGTCTTCCATGCCTCGATGTCGTCAATGGCCGCACCCTGCTCGGCCTGCAGCGCGGCGCGCCAGTCGGCGAGTGCATTGAGCTGCTGGCTCTTCCAGGTGTCGATGCCTGCAATCGCCACGGCCTGGACCGCAACGATCTGCTGCTGCCATTGATCCTGGCTGGCCTCGCGCGCGGCCAGCCACGCATCCAGATCGGCGCCGGTGTTGGCGATCCTGTCTTCGAGCAGCGCTATCAAATCCAACGCGGCCACGCGCATGGCCTCGACCTGTGCCGACTTGTCCGATACATCGGCAAACGCAGGGGCGAGGATTTCATTGATTCGCACCAGGCCGGTCTCGGTGATCATCCGCACGGCCTCGGTCCAGGCGATGCGGAGGTCTTCAAGGCTGGCGAGGCGCACGTCCAGATCGCGCCAGATTGCGTTGAAGTAGGCCTCCCCCAAGCGGGTGAGGCCGTCCTTCATGCGGTAGCGGTCGTACCGGCTGGGCATGGCTCAGGCCCCCGGCTGCGGGACGACGGTCGCCGCCTTGACATTATCCGCCACGGTGACCAGTACGTCGCCGCGAAGGGTCAATGGCTGGCCAGGGTAGTAGCGCCGGCCGAAGAGCTCCACCGGCGCCGCAAGCTGGACGCGGTACTGCTGCTGGAGGTCAATCTGTTGAATATCCATGGGTGGCTCCTCAGCTGGCGATGTCGGTGCGTTCGACAATGACGAAGGGGGTGGCACCAGCGGCGCGGCTGCCGGTGAGCTTGACGCGGTAGCTCTCCAGTGGCGTGTCGGCGGTGAAGCTGAAGGTGACGCGCAAGGTGCCATCAAGCTCGACCTTGCTGCTGGTTACCGCCGGGGTGTAGCTGGTGGCACCGCTGACCAGGGCGCACGACAGGCTATGGTGGGCGTCGTCCCAGCGGCTGAGTGCTATCTGCACCTGGATGGCGCTCGAGGGCGAGGCCAGCGAGCGCAGGGTGGAATAGTGGGTCAGCGTGATGGCGGGTCGGCTCGCGGTGATGACCTCGGGAGCCATTTGTAGGGCCGGGGCGGTGTCGGAGGTGCCCAGCAGCACCGCGCGCAGGGGGACGATGTCGGGCAGATCAGCCAGGCGAAACACCTCGTCGCCAAACAGGTACCAGCGGCCGCCGATTTGAATCTCAAACTCAAGCGCGGCACCAGCGGGCTCGACCGCAGCTACGTTGATGCTGATGTCGCTGATGCCACCGGCGAGCGATACCGGCTGGAGCATGACCTCGGTGCGCGGGTTGCGGAATTTGGCACCGTAGAGCGTGAACATCAGGTCCTTGGTCAGGTCGCCGCTGAAGTAGTCGCCGTCTGAGCCGTAGAACAGCGTGCCCTGGGTGTAGTCATTACCCGAGACGACGGCGCAGCGGTGGTCGCCCTGAGTGATCAGCACGATGGCATAGCGCGTGCCGGCTTCAAGGTATACCGGCGGGATGTCGATGACGGTCTCGAGCGGGTACTTTTTGAGGCTGGCAACCGGCACGGTGACCAGGGCGAGGGTTTTTTGCAGGTTGGGTTTGCCGACGTCGGTTTCGCATATGGCGACTTGGACCTCACCATCCTGGCCGATCTGGGTGAAGGACAAACCCAGGTGGGTCAGCCACATCGCGTTGGCCACCAGCACCGTTTGGGCGATCAGCGCGCCGTTGTAGCTGGTGGTGACGTCCATCAGCTCATAGTGGGTTTCGGTCTCCATGCGCCAGTAGCTGTAGTGATACAGGACGGGGTAGCCCGGCACTCGTGCATGCGGCGGCTGCGCCATGTAGGCGGTGCTCCACCAGGACTGGACGTTGTTCCAGGAGGTGCCGTAGTTCCTGACCATTTTGGTGATCGTGTAGGGGCGCAGTTCCTGGCTCTGCACCTGATATTGACTGATGCTGATATCGCCTCCGTAGCCGCTGGTCCGGATGCGCGGCACGGCGTCAAAGGCGGGCAATACCAGCCCGTCTGCGGTGCGATGCAGGCCTGCATCGTAGGGGTTGAACAGGGCCAGCGGTGCCTTGGCCTGAGCGGCAAACGGGAAGAGCAGGCCATTATCGACGCGGGCGGTGTAGCCATCCTGCCCGGAGTCGGTGAGGTCGGCGGTCATGAATGCGTCGCTCTGGTAGCTGCCATAGGTCGCGGGCAGGTTGAGCTGGGCCTTCAAACGGCCGATATCAGCGGCCATTTCGTACATCGCCGAGCGCGGCGCGAGGTCCATGGTTTTACTGGCCAGGGCTGACAGGTCGGTGGCGATCGAGCCGATGCGCGGCTCGGCCTGAGCCTTCCAGCCTTCCAGCTCGCGCACACGCTGCGCGTGGTCGCCCACATTCGGCAGGCGCACTGCGTCGCGCATCTCAACACGGTCGACGCCGGTTGGTGTCAGGTAGACATAGGCGATGGCCAGCGCGCCGGATTGGATTGCCGGCGGCTGCGGATCTACCGACTCGGCACCGGGCAGCAGATTGATCTGCGCTGCGTTCAGCCGCTGCATGGCCACCGCCTGGGGCTGGGTGGCGCCGGTGGTGAGGTCGATGAGGAAATCGCGCGGCTCGGTGAGGGTGTCGGTGCCCTGTCCCCAGACGACAACGGCGATGCATTTCTGCGTGACCAGGGGCAGGTGCTGAAACAAGTTCAGGGTCTGCGGGGTTTCGGATACGTAGACGCGTCCGTCGTTATAGAAGCGCAGCGTGCTAACGGTGATTTCAGTAGCGCTGGCAACCGCGACATGGCCACCGGTGAAGGCGAGCTCCTTTGTTACCGCATCCTGCACCAGGTGCTGAAGGCTATCGGCGGTGTACGCCTGGATGTTGTTCAGATCGGCGCTCTGCAGCTCTTGCCGATCTCGAAACTGAACCTGTTTTTCCATGGGTGTGGCTCCTCAGTTGGCGACCCAGCTGCCGGCACGGTGTTGGCCGGCCAGTGCCGACTCACCGGCGGTGATGGGGTGGCGGATGGTGGTGTCTATGGCGATACGCTCAGCGCTGCGCATCACGCCGCGCATGGCGGTCAGGCAGTTGGTCAGCGGGGCCTTGTCCGTGGCGATGAGGTAGCCGCGGCAGTAGCGCCCGGCCGTCTGCTTATGCGCGGTACCAGGAATGCGCACTGCCAGTTCGGCATGGTGTGCAGGCATGCCCAGGCGGCCTGCGTCCAGATGCAAGGTGGCTGTCCGGCGGGCGACGTCGATGTCCGGGTCGAATAGGTATAGGCGTTGGTAGAGCCGGTCCCCTGCGGTGGTGCGTTGCAGGTGCCGTGCGACGAATTGCCCGGCATGCACGCCCTGGGCTTGCCCCGGCTGGGCGACCGCATCGGGGCGCAGGTCAATGGGCGTCAGGCCCGGCGTGGCAGTGACGCGGCGCAGGGTTTCGCGGCTGTCCTGGTAGGTCTCGGCGAGCTGCAGGCGATAGAAGCGGCGCGGGGCCTCGGTAACGGTCAGGTGGGCCGGGTGGCCCGTCGCAAACGATAACCGGCCCGCGCGCCCTGGTACTGCCAACTCGGTGACGGTGGCCGCCTGGGCGGTGCGGGTTTCGGTGTCGAGGTGGCGCTCGATAACGCTGAGCTCGGCCTCGGTGCCGTCCCGGTAGAGGTAGGCGCGCGGCAGCAGGCGCTGCAGGGCGTCGCTTTGCACGGGTTGCCAGCGGCCGAGTGTGTCCCCGCAGTGCATCCCGACACGCTGACCCGGGGTGCGGAGACGGTAGATGCGCAGCTGTGGGTAGCGGGACACGAAGGCGTTGCGCTCGGCAAGCGTCAGCGCAGGGCTGGTGTACACCTTGGCCGGCGGGGTGATGGCCTTGACCACCTCGGCGCCGGTGAGCGCGGCCAATTGGCGGTACCCGGCCAGGGTGCCCTGCAGGCGATGCAGCTGCCACGATTGGGCGGTCAGCCGGCGTTGGGTGGTTTCATCGGCGCCGCGCGGCCAGGCTAGTACGTCAACCGACCAGGCGAGCCAGGGCAGCAGCCGCAAGGCGATGGGCTTTGGCCGGTAGAGGCTGCGGATGGATTGCTCGAGGCCCTCTTCGCTGACGGTGGCTTGTGCCAACTGGTGCTCGAGCGCGGTGCTGTTGGGTGGCAGCAGATCCTGTTCAGGCATGGACCACCTCGGCGCGCACGGTGATGGCGAGTACCGCGGCGATTTCGCCCGGTTGGCAGACCACGTCGACCATAGGTTCGGCAAGGTGCACGTTCTTGACGCCCGGCTCGAACAGGGCCGCGATGATGCCGGCGCGGGTGATGTCGTGGCCGATGCGGCGGACGCTGGCGAGGTGCTCGCGTAGCGCGCTCAGGCGGCGGTGGCGAACCAGCTCGGCGTCGGGGCCGGGCAGGACCTCGATCACGGCATCGATGCTCAGGCTATGCACGACCGGGGCGCGGACGATGACGTGGTCGGTGAGCGGGCGTACGTCGTCGGCATTGACGGCGAGCAGCACCTGGCGCAGCAGCGCGGAATCATTGGTGGCGATCGCGTGGGCTTTGCCGGCCTCATGGGCTGGGCCGAACAGAGCCACACCTAATGCGGCGCTCTCCTCGCTCAGCTCATTGGCCGGGCGGCTCTCACGGCCGAGTACGGCGACGGTGACCTGCCCAGGCGATTCGCTGAATACCTCCACGTCAACCACGCCCAGCGAGACACCCAGCGCGTGCTGGCGGTAGGCGTTTGCCGGACCGGCCGCCGCCAGGCGATGGAAGCCCTGCTGCACGCGGTGGCGGTAGCGGTTGTCCGGCTCGCCAACAAGGCGCGGGACGCCATAGTTGGCGCCGAGGTGGTCCAGGTCCTGCTCGCGAGCGTAGGCGAGCATGACTGCACGCGCTGCGTCGTTGATGCGTTGGCGCAGCACGATCTCGCGGTAGGCGTTTTCCTGCAGCAGCTTGGTAATAGGGTCTGATTCGAGCGCCAATCGGGCCGCCAGGGCTTCGCGCTCTTCTGTCGGCCAGAGTTCGAGCAGGCGCGCCTTGCGCTCGGCGAGGATGGCCTCAAAGTCGAGCGCCTCGACGACATTCGGTGCGGGCAGTTGCGACAGGTCGATCATGCGGCCCCCAGCTGTAGCGGGATGCGCAGGTCCTGCGCGTTGTTGGCGTAGGCGACGGTGCCCCGTAGCTCGACGATGTAGGCGCCAGGTTGGCTGCCCATCTCAAGCCCAACGCGGGTCAAGCGCAGGCGTGGCTCCCAGCGCATCAACGCGCCGGCGATGGCTGCGTAGAGGCGAATCATGGTGGTCTGGTGGGCGGGCTGGTCGATCAGATCCGGCAGGAGGCTGCCGTACTCGCGGCGCATCACGCGGGAGCCGAGCGGCGTGGTCAGGATGTCGGTGATGGACTGGCGCAGGTGATCCAGATCGCTGACGGTAAGCCCGGTGTCACGGTTCATGCTCAACCTCCCGCGAACACGTTGGGCGAGCCGGTGGCGGCCAGCGAGCCACAGGAGACGCGGTCACCTACTCGGGCCATGGCCCTGCCGTTGACGCGCACGCTGCTGCTGCCGGTGGCCATCACGCCGCCATGGTCGTGGCCAGCCCAGCCATCCCCCACCCGGTGCACGGCCCTGCCGTTCACGAGCACATCCGGACTGCCTTGAATGTTCGGCCGTGGTGGGTGTGGACCGTGCCCGGTGCAGACGTCGGCGAGGCGGTGTACGGCAGGCATTAGGCCGCTCCGATGTCGGTTGGGTTGGCCATCTCTTCGCCGACGATGTCGAGCTGACCGCTCTGACGCAGGGCGTTGACGGTGATAGCGCGATTGAGCGCGGCATCATGGGGACGGGCGACCAGCCCCAGTTCGTCGGTGATGGCGTGCTGTACGAGCGTGCTTTGGTTGGCCTGGATGGCGGCCAGGCTGTCGACGATGGCCTCGAGCGCAGCGGCTATGCGCGATAGCTGCTGGGAGTAGTCGTTGGTGGTGGTCCCGTCCATGTCGTGTCCTGTCAGTTGAGGTCGATGGTGCTGCCGTTAATGACCACCGGCCCGCTGCAGTCGATGGTGAGGCTGGCCGCATCGATCTGGACGTGGCCGCTGACGTGAAGCCGGTATTCGCCGCTGTCCGCGTGGTGCTGACGATGGTCCCCGTTGGCCCACTCGGTGCGATGCACGGCCGGGTCATCGCTGTCGGCTGGATTAGCTTGTGAATAGACGCCGACCAGGACGAAGCCCACGGCCGGATCGCCGCTGGGGCTAAGCACAAGGCATTGCTCCCCGACCGAGGGTGGGTCCCAATCATTCGTCGAGCCAGCGCGACGGGTGAACCACGGCAGCCAGTCGGTTAACAGCCCACCTGTTTTCACGCGGCAGCGCGCAGCCGGGTGGTCCACCTCGGCGACAGTGCCCAGGCGGAGCAGGTTTTCAACGCGACGTGTGAGTTCAGGGATATTCATGGCGACCATGCTGGCGGTCGCGCGCGCGTGGTGCACCAGGCGCGCCCTGTAGCGGTAACCGTTACAGCGTTACGGCACCAGATGCTCGAGCAGTTTGTCGCGGATCAGTTCCAGGTCGGTATCGCTCAGGCCGAGTGGCTGGCGGGTCGGGTATTGCACATCCGGTGTGTTGCGGCCCGGGCGGTCGCGCAGGCCGTATTGGTGGATGCGCGCGATGCGCGAGACGCGCCCGGCAAAACCGATGGCAATGCTGCTCGCATCACTCTGCAGCCGCAGGTACCGAGTGGTTCGGAGCTTTGAAAGCATGGCGCGACGCTTGATGCGCCCTTGTTTGCCGCGCAATGGCTCACGCGGCTTACGTGGGGCAAAGGGGGTGCCGTCCGGGTTGCGTTGCGCGGCGATACGCTGCTGCTGGCTGCGGCGCAGGTCGCGGGCGATGGCGGCGGTGACTTTTCGACGCTGGGTCGGCTCCAGCCGGCTGAGCAGCGCACCGGCCCAGTCTTCGAGGGCGTTGAGGTTATCGGGCACGGCTCGGGCCAGGGTGCGGGGTCTCTATGTCGACGCCTGTCGGCTCAGCACTGGTCCATTCGGCCAGCAGCCAACCATCGGCATAGACCTGCATGGCGGTCGCGGCTTGGTGGTCGGTGAGCTGGGGTTCGGCGAGATGGCTGACTTCCAGGTGGTCGTCCGACTGCTTTTTAACGATGACGCGCTCGGTGAGCGGCAGGGTGATCTGCAGGTCGACCTTGTTGTTGTCGAGGATGTCCGCCTCGAACTTGATCGCGTCCTTGCCCTTTTCAAGGTTGGTCATCAGTTCGGGCTGGTGGCGCAGCACCCAGGCAAACAACGCCACTGCAACGCCATCCGGTGAGCCGGCGAAATCAGTGAGGATGATGCTCAGCTGGTAGGCGTACTCGAATGAAAGGCCGGGCGCGGCGGTGCTGCGCATGCTGCCCTGCTCGACAAAGGTCAGCAACCTGTCGGGGTTGCGTTTGAGTTCGGGTATCGCCGCGAGCAGATGGGCACGCAGGGCTTCCGGTTTCTTCATGCGGCGAGCGCTCCACGCCAGGGGGCTGATTGTTCGGCGGTCATGTAGTCCCAGGCGAAGTCTTCGGCCTTGACGCCGCCGGCGCACTGGTTCCAGCGGTACCAGCCCCCTGCCCTGACCGCGGCGTGAATGCTGCGGCGTTTGGCCCAACCGCTGCCAGCACGGGCCATGGCCTCGAGGAACAGGGCGTCGGCCTGGGCACGTGGCATTAGCTGCGAGCAGTAGAGCCAGTCATGCAGCAACGCGGGGCCGCGCAGTTCGTCGTCGGTGCCGTAGAGCGCGCGGGCCAGCCGGGGGATCGATGCACCGTCATGGATGAACCAGGCGGGGATTTCGATGCGCCGACCGTCCAGGGCGGTGTAGGTGACGGCGTCGCGCAACGCCCATTCGGCGACGTCCCAGACGCGCAGATCGATCGGGGCGTTGAAGCCTGGAACGATGGCCGGAGTCATGACGTTTACTCGACCGCTGCCACCGGCGCCTGGGCGCAGGTGATCGCGATGGCGTTGGGGGCCAGCTGTGTGTTGATGAGCAGGCGATTCGCGTCACGCGCCGGCTGCGGGATAGCGCAGTAGCGGTTGACGGCATGGTCGGCCACCTGGCCGAGGGTACAGCCGGTGAGGAGCACGCCGGCGAGTGCGAGGACGAGGATACGGGTCATGCGGCTTGCTCCTGTTGGCTGGCGAACCCGGCATAGGCGCGGGCGAGCTTCACGTCGTAGAGATTCTTGGCGTAGGCCGGGCCGTTGTAGCGGCGCGCGAACTCGGCCCACTTGCGGGCCTTGAGAGCCTTGTGCAGCGCGGGCTCGGTTTCGATGAAGGTGACGAAGGCGTCCAGCTGAGCCGCCTCGGACAGCGCCATGGTGTCGGCGAAGTGCTGCGCGTCGTGGTAGCCGAGGCGCTGCCAGTGGTAGCCCATGATCTGGAACAGGCCCCAACTGGCGGATTCGAGCGCGGCGACGGCATGAATCTGCTGCGCCTGGGCAAGGCGTTGATGCTCGGCTGTGCCGCCGACGTAACCGCCGGACTTGCGGTTGACCAAGGCCGGATGCTTGGCTGCCAGTGCAGCGGCTTCGACTTCGCTCAGGCCATTGGCCTGCAGGCGGTCGAACATGACGTGCCGCTCGAACAGGATCACCGGGCGCCCGTTAGCGGCGAAGCCCTCTCCCCTGCTTTCCACCTGGTTGACGGCCATGACGCTGGCCAGCGGTACGCCGAGGCGGTCGGCGGCCTGCTGCAGGTCCTGCCGTTTGAGGTAGCGCGAGGTGTCGCGCCCGGCCAATGCGGTCAGGGTTTTCGGCCCTGCTACGCCATCGTCCACCAGGCCGGCGCGGCGCTGGAAGGCGGCCACGGCGCGCTCGGTTTGCTCGCCGAAGTCGCCATCGACCTCTACTGCGACGCCGGCCAGCTTGAGCGCGGCCTGCAGGTTGCGCACGGCGAGGCCGCGCGAGCCGATCGTCAGGGGTTCGCTCATAGTTCTTCCGCCTTCTTGGTGATGACTTTCGCGGCAGCGGCGCGGCTGGCTTCGACGCCGAACAGGCCGACCATGCAGGCGAGGAACACGCCCGCCTCTTGCGGGGCGCCGATCAGCGCGGGGCCGTAGGACACGCCGATGCCGAGCAGCCCGCAGAGTGGCGCCTCGAGCAGCAGCTGCCGCAGCTTGCCGCCGCTGTAGATGATCCGCCACGCGGCTATGAGCAGAGCCAGGGCCCCGGCGTAGACGGCCGGGAAGTTCGCTTCGAGCCAGGCCGCGAGCCACGCGTAGGTTTCCGGTCTGTCAGGCATTCGCTTCATCCTTCAATCCCACAAATTCACCATTTGGCGTTGTTCGGCGCGCACGGCCTGTTCCGGCAGCTGGACCAGCGTGCCGTGGGGGATGACCGGGCCGAGGTCGGCCAGGCCGGGGTTGGCTTCGAGCACCTGCTCGACCACGCCGGCGGTGCGCCCGTAGTGCCGCCAGCAGATGGCGTCGACGGTGTCGCCCTGCTGGGCGCGCAGGCTGGCCATCAGATGAGTTCCACGGTGGTGTGCACGCGGCCGAGGATGCTGCGCAGCGCCCAGCGGGCGTCGCGGCGGTATTCGTCGGCGGTGGGGGTGAGTGCATCGGCGCGCTCGGCACCGTCGCCGGTGGCGCTGTAGTCGCGCATGCGCTCGGCCAGCTCGGCGCCTGCGCTGCAGTAGATGGCGCGGCGATAAAGGTGCAGCAGCTGGCTTTCGCCCTGGATCTGATCTGCTGGCACATCGGCCAGGCTGGAGTTGCCGGCAGCGACCTGCTGGGCCTTCCAGGATTTGAGTTCGCGGTTGACTTCGATTACCGCGTTGACGGCTGCGGTTTCGAGACGGGCATCGGTAATGCTGCCGTCCAGGCGCAGGGATTCGCGCAAGTGCTGGCCGTCCAGATCAGGAAACCAGCCATCGTTGGTAATGGGGTACGGCGCAGTGCTGCCGCCTGCTGCGATGAATGCGCTCATGTTCTTGCCCTAGTTCGGCGGTGGTCGGGGCTTCACGACAAGGCCAAGGAGAAAACCTGTCGATCAGCCCCGAGCCGCCGAGTGCGTGGGGGACGCTCAGTTAGCGGGTGGCTCGCCGGTAACGGGTACGGTGCTCGGTGCGCCCTCTTCGCTCGGCTGGCTTTCGTCTTGCTCGGACGTCGGCTGGTCGGGCTCAGTTGGCTCGCCGGTACCGGTGTCGGCTGGCTTGCTTTCCGCGTGTTTCTTGAGGAGGCGCTCGACGCGCTCCAGATCCTTTTTGCCGCCGCAGTTGCTGTGCAGGTCGATGGCGCGGGCCAGGTACTTCCGCGCGATGTCTAGCCAAGCGGCTGCGGCTTCCGCTTCAACGCCATCTTCTTCAGCCAGCTGCAGATTGGTTCGCCCGATTGCCAAGTAGAGCTTGGCGCGGGCTTGATCCGGCATGTCTCGCTCATCGGTGAGCGAAGCGGTGCGCAGCAGCAGGGAAAGGTCAAACGTGCCACCAGCTTTCTGAGTCTTCAGAGCATCATTGGCGATCTCTTCAGCCAACAAACAACCGGTGGTGCGAGCGAAGCGGTCCGGCATCTTGAGGTTGTGCTCGATCACGTAGGAGCCGATGGACAGCGCGCCGGCAAACTCACCGGCATCGATGCACCAGACCATCAGGGTGGTGAGCACATCGTCCTGGGCGCCGTTGCCGGCGGCCAGCACGCCTTCGATGTATGGCTGATAGGCCGGGATGAGCAAACGCTTGAGCTCAGCCTTGCCCTGCTCCGACTGCACCTGCTTGAGGCGCAGCCGGTCCTGGTTGAGTTGCAGCAGCTGCTGTTCGTAGGCGGTGGCGCCGGCCATCGACATGGCCGGGGCTACCTCAGCTGCCTGCAGGGCTGCGCGTTTGCGCAGCTGGTTGCGTTGGGCTGGGCTGAGCATGGCTTACACGGCCTCGATGTTTTCGACCAGGGCGACCAGACCGAAGTCCTCGATCACGTAGGCATCGTTGCTCGACTGGTAGTCGGCGATGCGGTCGTATTCCGGCTCGTCCTTCACGTGGCGGCGGCGCGCGCCTTCCTGGAAGTAGATGGAGAGGTTGCTCAGGGTGGTGACCAGCACGGTACCGGCCGGGAAGAACGGCGCGTCGACGATCGGCAGGCCACCGAGGCGGGCCTTGGTGACGATCTGGTCGGCGGCGTTCTCTTCCTGGTTGGAAGCGGCGCCCTTCTCGACCGCGGCGAGGAGCTTGTCGTGCAGCAGGTCGCGGGAAACCATGACTACCAGGTTGGGGTGGCTGCGGTGCCATGGATCGAGCATCTGCACGGCGTCGAACACCACGCCGTCGAGGGTCTTGTAGTCGCCAGTGGCGCCCACGGTCACCTTGCCGGAAGCGTCGACGACTTCGTCGAGCACGCGGTCTGGCGCGCCGGTGCGGATCTTCTGCAGCCAGCCGATGTTGACGTCCTGCAGCAGCGGGCTGGCGGCGATGTCGGAGGTGGCAGCGGCACTGGTGCCGTTGAAGCCGATCATGATCCGGTCGAGCGCTTGACGCTCGGTGATGGAGCCGGACAGGCGCACCTGAAAGTCGGGGAACTTGGCCCAGGCATCGATCAGCGCATACGGGAAGGCACTGTCGAAGTTGGTCTGCTTGCAGCTGTAGGCGTCCTTGGTCAGGTCGCTGCGGTCAGCCGGATTGCGGCGGCCACCGGACTTGGTGTTGGTGCGGCTGGCGATCGGACCGTTGACGCCCAGCAGCAGCGCTTCGCCTTCCTGCTGCTCGACGCCGATGATGTTGATGCTCTTGAGCAGGCCGCTGGCTTCCTGGATGGCGGTTTCCAGCTTCTGCTGCACGGTCGGGGTGACGTTGAATTTCTCGGTGGCGTTGTCCACGCCGTTGAGCTTGGCCACCTGCTGCAGGTAGCCGTTGAACAGTTTGCGGGTTTCGTTACGCATGGGGTGCTCCGGCGTCGGTCAGTATTGGGTGAGGACTTGCTGGCTGTTGCCGGGAACCGGCGGGCGCTGCTGCTGGTTGTGGTCCTGGGTCTGGCCGAGCTTGGTGGTCAGATCCGCCACGGTTTCCTCGAGCTTGGTGACCTTCTCGCCCAGCGCGGTGGACTGGGTGCGGAACGCATCCAGGCTGGCCTGTTGCTTTTCGGCGAAATCGACCAGGGAGGTCACGGCCTCGCCCAGCTCGCTGAACTGGCCCTCGGTTTCCTTGCCCTTGGTGAACAGGGCCTTGACGCGGGCGGCGAGGTCCTTGAAGGCGCCGGGCTGGTCGGTGACTTCTTCGAACTCCAACTCAGCCGGCTCGGCGGCGGTGAATAGGTTGTCCTTGTCCTGCTTACGGCTGGTCAAGGTGCCGTGCTGGGCACTGAACTCCAGAGCCTCGGTGCCTAGGCTCGCGGGGGAATCGGTGAGCGCGAGGCCGACCAGGTAGGCCTTGCCGGTGTCGGCGAACTTGGGCTGGATCTCCATGGAGGAGTAGATCTTCTGGCCCTTCTTGTTCAACGCCAGCAGGGCGTCGTTCGGCTCGAGCTGGGCGAACAGCGCGTACTTGGTTTCGCCGTTGATTTGGATCTCTTCACCCTTCAGTGCAACCACGTCGCCGTAGGCGCCGAACTGCGAATCCGGGGACAGGCCCTTGATGTGCTCGATGTTGATCCGGGCGCCGTAGGTGTCGCGGTTGTAGCTGGCGGCCATTTCCTCCAGCCAGCTGCGCTCGATCTTGCGACCATCAGTGGTCGCGCCTTCGACGCCGATGCGGAATATCTTGGAGCGGAATTTTTTGCTGTTGCCGGCCATGCGGGCTGTCCTCGACTGTTGGCTGCTGGGCAGGTAGTGAGGGCATGGTCGGCAGCCGGCGCACTGCGGGCAATTCGCGCACCCTGTACTGGCTGGACATACAGGGCGCCGGAGTAACGGCTCGCGCGCGTGAGCGGCAGCATCGGCGCCATGAATGCACCCGCCGAACTCCCCGCTCAACGCGACAACCGCCGCCAGGCCAAGTTTTTGTACTGGACGGGTTGGCGCATCACGGATATCGCCGACTACCTGGGCGAGAAAGAAAAGACCGTCCACAGCTGGAAGGCGCGGGACGATTGGGACCGGGCCGACAACGTCGAGAGGATCGGCGGCGCGTTGGAGGCGCGGCTGGTTCAGCTGATCCTGAAGGACGGTAAGAGCAGCGGCGACTACAAGGAAATCGACCTGCTGCACCGCCAACTGGAGCGGCAGGCGCGAATCGAGCGGTTCAAGGGCGGCGGGACCGAAGCCGAGCTCAACCCAAATCTGGATAAGCGAAACGCCGGCCCGAAGGCGAAGCCCAAGCGCAACGAGTTTGCCGAGGAACACATCGAGCAGCTCGAGGAGGCCTTCCGCGACGGCTGTTTCGGCTATCAGCTGGACTGGTACCGGGCGGGCAATCAGCGGACCCGAGCAATTCTCAAGTCACGCCAGATCGGCGCCACGTATTACTTCGCCCGCGAGGCGCTGCTCGATGCGCTGGTGACGGGGCGCAATCAGATCTTCCTCTCCGCTTCGAAGAACCAGGCGCACATTTTCAAGGCGTATATCCAGGCGTTCGCCCGCGAGGTGTGCCAGGTCGAGCTGACCGGCGACCCGATCATTCTGTCCAACGGCGCAGAGCTGCATTTCCTCGGTACCAATGCGCGCACCGCGCAGGGCTACCACGGCAACTTCTACTTCGACGAATTCTTCTGGACCTTCAAGTTCAACGAGCTGAACAAGGTCGCCAGCGGCATGGCGATGCAGAAGCAATACCGCCGGACGTACTTTTCGACGCCGTCGAGCATGGCCCATGAGGCCTATTCGTTCTGGACGGGTGAGCGTTTCAACAAGGGCAAACCGGCGGCGCAGCGGATTCAGCTGGATGTGTCGCACGATGCGCTGCAGCAGGGCCGGTTGTGCGAGGACCGGATCTGGCGCCAGATCGTGACCATCCTGGATGCCGAGCAGCGCGGCTGCGATCTGTTCGACATCGAGGAGCTGCGCCAGGAGTACAGCGCCGAGGCCTACGCGAACCTGCTGATGTGTCAGTTCGTCGATGACGGCGCGTCGATCTTCCCGCTCAACATCTTGCAGCCCTGCATGGTGGACAGCTGGATCGAGTGGAACGAGGACTACAAGCCGTTTGCCGATCGGCCTTTCGGTGATCGCCAGGTGTGGGTGGGCTATGACCCGGCCGAGACCGGTGATAGCGCTGGCCTGATCGTGGTGGCGCCGCCGCTGGTACCGGGCGGGAAGTTCCGCGTGCTCGAGCGGCATCAGTTCCGCGGGATGGACTTCGCCGCCCAGGCCGAGGCGATCCGCCGGGTGACGCTGCGCTATTGGGTGACCTATATCGGCATCGATATGACCGGCATGGGGTCGGGCGTGGCGCAGCTGGTGAAGCAGTTCTTCCCGAACCTGACCACCTTCAGCTACTCGCCCGAGGTGAAAACCCGCCTGGTGTTGAAGGCCTATGACGTGATCCACAAAGGCCGGCTGGAATTCGACGCCGGCTGGACGGACCTCGCCTCCTCGCTGATGGCCATCCGCAAGACCACCACGGCCAGCGGCCGGCAGATGACTTACACGGCCGGGCGTACCGATGACACCGGCCACGCCGATCTGGCCTGGGCGCTGTTCCATGCCCTGCACAACGAGCCCCTCGAGGGCATGACCGCTCAGAACACCAGCTTCATGGAGATTTACTGATGACTACCGACATTGCCGCCGCACCTGCCCCGGGCATCGAGGCCTTCACCTTCGGCGATCCGATGCCGGTGCTCGATGGCCGCGAGTTGCTGGACTACCTCGAATGCTGGCTCAACGGGCGCTGGTACGAGCCGCCGCTGTCGCTAGATGGGCTGGCGAAGTCGACCAGGGCGAGCGTGTTCCTGCAGAGCGGGCTCAACTTCAAGCGCAACATGTTGGAGCGCACCTTTATCCCGCATCGCCTGCTGAGCCGGCAGGCGTTCGGCCAGTTCGCCCTGGACTGGTTGTGGTGCGGCAACGCCTACCTGGAGCGGCGGCAAAACATGCTCGGCCAGGCGCTGAGCCTGCAGCCAACGCTGGCGAAGTACATGCGCCGCGGTGCCGACTTGGAAACCTACTACCAGGTGCGCGGGTGGCGCGATGAGCATGAGTTCAAGCCCGGGACGATCTGCCATCTGCGCGAGGCGGATATCAACCAGGAGGTGTACGGGTTGCCGGAGTGGTTGTCGGCGCTGCAGAGCGCGCTGCTGAACGAGTCGGCCACCCTCTTCCGCCGACGCTACTACCAGAACGGCAGCCATGCCGGCTTCATCATGTACATGACGGACGCGGCGCAAAAGGAAGAAGACGTCGACGCCCTGCGCACCGCGCTGAAGTCAGCCAAAGGACCGGGCAACTTCCGCAACCTGTTCATGTACGCACCTGGAGGCAAGAAGGACGGCATCCAGCTGCTGCCGGTGAGCGAGGTGGCGGCGAAGGATGAGTTCGGTTCGATCAAAAACATCAGCCGCGACGATCTGCTGGCCGCGCTGCGGATCCCTCCTCAGCTTATGGGCATCGTGCCGCAGAACGCCGGTGGCTTCGGCTCGCTGCGCGAGGCCGCCGAGGTCTGGGCGGTCAACGAGCTCGAGCCGATCCAGGCAAGGCTGGCTCAGGTGAATGAGTGGGTTGGGGAGGAGGTGGTGCGGTTCAGGGAGTTTGAATTACCTGCCATAAACAGACCGACTTAAAAACCCAAATAACTACATGTAGTTCTTGCAGTTGATTGTATTGATGCATATGATCGCCTCATCAACCTGAAGCGAGGAATAAACATGACACAGCCAACCCCACGTTTAATTGCAACCCTGGATGACGCTAAAGATGGTATCGCCCGTTTTCAGGACGCTCTTAAATCGCCCGAGATCCAAGGGCTTCTCGGTATGTTCCGGGCTTGGTATGCGATTGAAGACGAGAACGGCGAAATACTGCTGGCACCCAGCAAATTCATTGGTTACCAAGGCTTGACCGGCGAGTCTTACCGAGACATCAGCGAAGAGATCGACGGCAGAGCTACCGAGAGCGTACTCGGTCGCTGGTTCAGTCGGCCGGCAAGTCAGACCGAGGACGCGCTGATTGATAAGCTCGCCGAGCTCCTCAGCTGGTATGGGAAGACTCCCAGCAAGGCCGTCCGGATCTGTACGGTTGGCGGCGCTACTCTTGGCGATATTCAGCCGGATGCAAAGGCCGAATCAGAAGGGGGCGCAGATCCAGTTGACGCCATGCTGGTGTTTTACGGGTTCCTTTCACCAGATGATCAGCAAGAGTTTCGCCGCCGAATTGACGAGATCGAGGCAGCAGCCTAACTCCCTAATGCAAGCATGAGCCGCCCTCGAGGCGGCTTTTTTTGGCCTCGCCTAGCCACCATGCCTGTTGCACTGTACGGGTACGAGAGAACAGTCTGTTCGAAACTAATAAAGGCTTTGCTTGCTTAGCCCAAGGAGATGCCTGTGCGCTCCTCTAACTGCTTTCTTAGGAAACCTATAGCCAGATCTTTGAGCAAGTCCATCGTGAAACCTCCCGCAGCCAATGCCCCTTTCCGAGTCCGCGCCCATATCTGATCGTCTCTAATCGCATCAGCGAAGTCGTGCCCATCCCAGCTTAAGCGAACGAAGAACAATCCACCTTCGAGAGGCCCCGGCATAAAGCGAATCAGGCCGGCCTCGCTGATAAGAGACAGGTGATAGTCAATCTGCGCAGGTTCGTAGCCGACACACTGCAGCTCAGGCGTCTGCCCGGATACATGAGCTACGTTTCCATCGGTCGCTAGATTTTCTAGCTTCAGAAGTAGCAGGCGGATCAAATCCATATCTCTTCGCACGAGCCGAACTCCCAT